ATATGAATCCGCAAAAACTTTTTAATTATTCGTTACAATGCTTGGAGACGTCAATGAATGTTCGTATACTGTGGGACGTACTTAAATTATTAAGAGGTAAAAAAACAAAATTAGTATTATATACGTATGATTCATTTTTGTTTGATGTGGATGAGAAAGAGATAAAGATAATTGATGAAGTTAAGAAAGTGTTTAATAAATATAAGTTTAATATAAAATCAAAACAAGGTTATGATTACCAATTTGGAGACCCTTCCTAATATGTATAACGTGAATTATGACGTTATAACTAACGTTCAAAACATCAAAGATTTGAATAATAAATTATTTTGCACGTTTACTAATTTAGAAAGTTTAGACGAACTAGTCGATTCTTTAAAAAGTAAATATAACATTATATATAATAAAATGTTTGTCCTTGAAATTATTGGTAAGGATGAATACGTAGTAACCTATAATGTTGAGCAAGGAAACGTTCATACTATTCCCGAAAATACTATTTTAGTCCATAGAAAAAAGGAATCAAATACCTTATATACTATTAATGCTCTTAATGAATTAATTAAAAAATTAAATGGTGGTGTCGTAGATACTAAATATCAAGTAGATTGGCAGCACTATAAGAATTGTATTTTATTAACTCAACATAATGAGTTAAATCAATTAAATACAAAGATTTATAAAATAATTGAAATATAGTTTGGATTTCTAAATTGTATTTCGTATATTGTAGTTACATTTTAAAAAAGTTATAAAATTATGGATTTATCAATGCTTAAACAGAAGTTGGATACTCTCCAACAAAAACAACCCCAAGGCCAAAAACGAGATTATAGTTTAACGTTTTGGAGACCTACTGTAGGTAAACAACAGATTAGAATTGTGCCTAGTGCTTTTAATTCTAAGAACCCATTTACGGAACTTAAGTTCTATTATGGTATTACTAACAAGGTAATGGTTTCACCTCTTAATTTTGGTGAAAAAGACCCTATTGCTTTATTCGCTTCTAAACTTAGAGAAGAATATAATAAAGAAAATTATGTTCTAGCTAAAAAATTAGATGCTAAAACTAGAATCTTTGCTCCTGTAATTGTTAGAGGTGAAGAAGATAAAGGTGTTAGATTATGGCAATTTGGAAAGTTAATTTATGAAGAATTACTTTCACTAGCTGTAGATGAAGAAATAGGTGATTATACAGATATTGCTTCTGGTAGAGATATCACAGTTGAAACTGTAGGTCCTGAATCAACAGGTACACAATACAATAAATCATCTGTTAGGGTTAGATTAAAACAAACACCACTAAGTGAAGATGCTGCTTTAGTAGAAAAATGGACTAAGGAACAACCTGATCCAACTAAAGAATTTAAAAGATTTACATTTGATGAAATGAAATCAGCATTAGAAAAATGGTTATCCCCAGAAACAGAAGAGGAAGGAGATATTGTATCTGAACCAGCTGAGGATTTCGATAGTGATCCACCTAAATCTAGTTTTAGTTTGGATACTTCAAAGGCTAAAGAAAATAAAAGCGATAAGTTTGATTCATTATTTGATGATGATAAAGATAAAACAGACGACTTACCGTTTTAAATATGGCCAGAAAAAGTAAATCATTATCGGCGGCTGTCTCCAAGGAAATTCAATCAAAGTTTGATTTAAATGCCTTTAAGAATAAAAAGGGATTAGATAAAAATATCAAATTTAAGGACCAGGAATGGATTCCACTATCCAAAGCGTTTCAAGACGTAACTTCCATTCCTGGTATTCCTATGGGGCACATTGTGTTACTAAGAGGACACTCCGATACAGGAAAAACTACAGCAAT